CATTCTGTTGTTCTTTCCAAGTTGTGAAAAAGTTCTTGATCTTAGTCTCTTCGTCCCAAGAAGCACCGTATGGATTGCGCTCATCGGCTAATGCCAATGCTTCTTCTTTGGTGACAACACGGTGATTGATAACGATATCAGTAGGACGTAGATGCTCTTGGCTGAACTCTTTGGCTCGTTCCATAGCTACCGTATCCAGCGCATATTCTGCCTTACCCTTAGGCACTTCAATCATATAACTCACCTTATGTTGTGAGAGGGTTTCTACTAGGACCCATTCAGTCTCTTCAATCTTATTCAGTGTGAAGGTTCCGTCTTCATTGTCTGTCCAGACAAGTTCATCCCCTTCTTTCCAGCCGAACTGTTCAAGCATTTCAGGAGTAAATTCTATGACGGCATCACCACTACCATCAGATGCTTCTTCTACGGTTACGGTCCAACTCTTATCCATCGTTTGATCCTTTTAAATAGTTTCCCGATCGTACCACACACGATATTAATCATGAATAAAGTGTGAGATACAACTGATATAATGATAAAGAATACCCACCAGATAAAGGCTACAGTCAAGAAGAATAACAATAATATAACTTCTCTGGTGTTTCTACTCATTTCATTATTTTAATAATAGACTATTTTAGGAAGGAAGTCAAGAGTTATCTCACTTGGTAGCAACTTTCGGGCGTCTTCCGAAACCCATCATGGACTGTGCGGCTGCGAGTTCACTCTCATCTAGATAACCATCGTGATTCTTGTCAAGAACATCAAAGTACTTGAGTAGCTGCTGTCCCATCTGTCCCTTGAGTTCAGACTTTTCTAGCTTGCCATCTAGATTCGTGTCAAACATACCAATCATGCGAGTCTTATTCATGTCTTGATCATATGTCACAGGATGCGAAGTTGTCTCGTCAAGCCAGCGATATGTCAGGGGCATATACAACATCTCTTGGAATGATTGCTCTCCCCATGTAACCTTGATCGTTGGATCTGGATTAGATGGATTGTTCTTAGAGTTGTCGTAGATGAAATGTGCGATCAACTTAGAACCTGCAGGAACCTTAATTGGGGTCGCGAATGTATAGTGACGCTGCCAGTTAAAGTCATATCTGGGTAGGCTCAGCAGTTCTTCTAGCTTGCCATTAGGATATTGAATCCATAGATCAGCAGATATTGCCCTATAGTGTGCGTGTGGGAAAGCTGCATAGAGCAACGCATCACGTGGGAAAGTCACATAAGCCATTTCTTGGTGGTGAGCATCTCCGGCTGGAATCTCAATAGCCGGATTCACGATCACGGTAGAACGAATCATCAGATCAGGCTTCTCGTTATCCTTATAATAATAGAGTCCGATCCTCGTGTGTTCAGTCACTTCCTTACCATATGGAGTGTAGTGATTCTGGAAACCAATCGCTCCACCTGGTGGAATATATGAGCCTGAGTTAGGAGGAGCAATCTCGCTCTCTGCACCAGGAGCATATCCACCTACTGATACTCCCCACTTGTTTTCGTAAGCAGGATCCCCTGCCTTTGGCACATCATTCATGTAACCAGTCAGCACATGGTGTACGCCCTGACGGCTCTCTACATTGATAGTTGACGCCTTGAGCCACTTGCCCTCTTTAGAAGGATTGACTACCCAAGGATGTTGATAATCAACAACGCCGCTAGCAGGAATAGTAAAAGATGGAATGTCAAGGATAGCATCTGGTTTACCTAATGGCCATTCAGCAGCCACGAATGTCTTGGCTGCTAACGGATCGGGACCAGCGCCACGTGGAGAACCTTGTTCTACCCAATGAACAATCTTCGTGATCTCGTCGGGTAATAGTCGCTTGTCATCTGAGAACTTGCCGATGTGTGGATCAGCGTTGTAAGGTGGCATGCGGCTAGTACGAATGACTTCTCTGATCATAGGAGAGAATCCCTTCACTGACGCATAATCCTTCATCGCGAAAGGACCGATACCGTTCTTCTGGTGACAGACTACACACTTAGATTCTAGGATAGGTGCTACATCATTGACATATGTATATTGCTTAGGAGTATGCCGTGATGCAAAATCAATCAAGCAACCCTTAGACATCTGAGTCGCAGCAGGAACAGGCTTTCCTGCTAGTAGAGCAGTGAGGGCAGCATCGGCAAATCTCTTGCTGGCATTCTTCTGTACTCCGTAATCAGAACGATCATCTAGCGGACCACGATAGACTACAGTCCATGTCTTAGGATCAATGATGAAGACCTCTGCGGTACGGGTAACGCCCAACTGTTCTCCAACCAACTGATTATGATCCATGAGGATCGGAATATCAATCTTATATTCCTTAGCCTCAGTCACGATATCATCTCGGCTATCTTGTAGATTAGAATTGATCATCATGATCTCTACGCCCTGAGAAGCATACTTAGCCTTTAGGGCTTTCAATTCAGGGATCATTGCCCGTGCGATAGGACAGCCATCTCCGGTTGATACTAATACGATAGCCTTTGTGTAAGACAATCTATGTAACTCGTGTGCCTCAAGATGTTGGGCATCAACTAGCATGAAGTTATCTACCTTGTTATTCACCTGTGAGAAAGCAGGATGACTAAGCATAGCAAGGGTCGTAAGGATTAACCATAGGACGGTAGTTCTAATCTTATTCATATTACGTTTCCTTTATTATGTATGTATTTATACTTAAACATGATGTTCTTAGGTAATACTTAAGAACGGTGTTTACTGCAATTTATTCCCACCTCAACAAGAACCAAGCTAATTCCTTTTCGCTACGAAAAACGATATGACACCACGGATCAAACCCGTCAAGAAGATGACCGCAGTCATTGTCTGCACACCATTGTCTGATCTCAACTAGATGGCTATCATTCAGACCGGTTGGAGTAAAGCATTCGGGATAGTAAGCCAAAGCATATTCCAAAATCAACGGCTTACCTTGGACTGGCCTAAATACTAGTCTAGGCTCTTCGTATCTTAATTCCATCTCAATACAATGTCCATCATTTCGCGAAGTGTTTTCATAGTAATATTTAGTTTCCATCCTGCGTGAGAATGTATAAAAGTGTAAATGTCCGTGAATAATGCTAAATAATACTATGAACAATACTCCATTTACCTACTACCTTTATTGGGCCGAACTTGATCTACACTATTATGGTGTTAGATATGCTGTTGGGTGCGACCCATCTGAATTATGGACTCGCTACTTTACCTCATCAACTTATGTAAATCGATTACGAAAAAACTACGGCGATCCGGACATAATACAAGTCCGTAGAACATTTACCACCGTAGCCGAATCAAAATCTTGGGAGTCACGAGTCTTACGCAGAATCCGAGCATTGGAAAAAATGAATTGGTTAAACTGTGCTAATCAATCCATCAGAGTTCGCAAAAACTTCGACGGATTTTTGGCACCAAACTATGGATATGTCTTTACGCCTATAGAAAAAGTCAATAAATCCGTTCAATACAAAAAACATAAATGGTGGAACAACGGCACTGAACAATGCTTCTGCGAAACACCACCCGATACCTCATACCAACGAGGACGACTATCATTTAATAACCGCGGTGCCCAAATGGGTGCCCAAATCAACAGTCAAAAATACTGGGTTACCAACGGAACAGATGAGCAAATGATCTTTAAGACTGACCCTATCCCTACTGGATATGCTCCAGGAAGAATAGAATCAGTATTAAAAGGTAAAACCAATCACGCTCGCGGAACAAGATGGTGGACCAACGGAATTACAACTAAAATGTCCGAAGACCGCCCAGGTCCGAAATGGACCCGAGGAAGGACTACATTACGGGGCCATTCCCATTCTTAAATCCAATTTCTCCTCCTTGCTCTTTAATCTTCTTTAATACATCTTCAAATAAGATTGGAGCAAAGTCGGGTAGTTGTTCAACTGATACATTGAAGTATCGTGGATCAATCTCGTCGCTGTATAGAATTTTGCCGGTCTCGGCATCAACTCCGCGTGGCTTCATAACACGATTTGCGTGGAGATGGCCGTGGATTGAGCAACCAAAACGTCCAAGACTTGCTTCATGCACAGGGATATGACTCAGGATCATGCCATTCATGACATGATAGGACCTCAGTGATCGGAATCCAATATCGGTATAGTCTGAATCCTTGAAGATATCGTGATTGCCGCGGATCAGGACCTTGTCACCATTCAGGCGCAGAACGGTAGCCAGAGCCTTACGATTGATAGCCACATCTCCTAAAAAATATATTTTGTCGTTTGGCTTAACACGCTCGTTATAGACTTTAACAAGATGTTCGTCCATTTCTTCAGCGGTGTCCCACGGCCGTAACTTTGTTACGCCGTCATTACGCATAAACTTACAAACTCCTTGATGCCCAAAATGGGGATCTGAATAAAGAAAAACTGATGGCATAAACATCTCCTAAATGATAAATAACTAAACAAAGGGCAAATATGATTGACGCTTATGTTTATACAATAACCAACAAACTTACCGGTGAATTTTACCACGGGTATCGATACAGAAATCAAACTTTGGGTATTGTTCCTAAAGATGATCTCTGGATCACTTATTTTACATCATCTAACAGAATTAAAAATGACATAAAGAAATACGGAAAAACTGCTTTTACTGCTACTATTATATATGAAAATTCCGATTCTGTCAAGTGTTGGCAACAGGAGCAGATAGCAATCAGACAAGATTGGGGTAATCCATTACTGCTAAACGGCAAATATCACAACCCAGAATCCAGTGTTGAGATATTCCGTAGGGTTAATATACTTACCAAAGAATCTAGACAGAAGATGTCTGCGGCTGGTAAGGGCCGTCCCAAATCCGAAAATCATAAAAAAAATATTGCTATTGCTAATACAGGGAAAAAAGGATCAGCAGAAAAAAGTGCTAAAATATCTAGAGCCAGAAAAGGAAAACCCCCTTCAAACAAAGGAATCACACCACCTAAATATTCTTGTCCAAATTGCGGGTCATCTGTGTCTATGGGCAACTTCAATAGATGGCACGGAGAAAGGTGTAAAATGATCGACCCGATTGGGCACAATAATCGATCATTTCAAGTTACAAATCTTAATAAGAAATAGTATTCTTCAACTCCACTGTATTGCCACTATCGTAGCATACTTGGCATGTTTTTGTCTAATCTTTATGGTCAGGCGATTTTCAGTAGCATCCATATCACCCATACCCCAGTTCCAATCCCATCCTTGCTTGCCAACATGTTCTTCTAACCAAGGACGATAGTGATCGTTTGGATCAGCACTATCAACATACTCAAACTCGGGACCATACCCAGAATATCCGTCTCTATGACTAGGACCAACTTTTACTTGTCCTTTTGGCCAACGGACATTGACCACAACTCCGGGCATAAACCTCCACCAAAGTTTATCTCGGATGTTAAGACCATAAGGTATCCAATAGTTTTGTCTAAAAAAGTAAAGACCTTTAATTTCCGAACTACTCATTCAACTCGTCCATTTCCTCAGCTGAGTCCCACGGGCGAAGCTTTGTAACACCATCGTTACGTGTGAAGCGACACACTCCGGCATGACCAAAGTGTGTGTCCGACACTAAAAATACTGCTGGCATTACGATCTCCTTTGTATTTTACATGATAAGAACTTTTTAGCCCGATGTCAAGTCTTTTATGCTACTTTTTTAATATTTCTATAAGTCGGTATTCCTCTACCAATTTATCATAATTGTCATAAGATAGGGCTTTTAGATCAGGATATTTACGCTCCAGCGTAGGGTCCCGCTCATCTATTTTATATGCGATCCGATAGACTTCCTTCAGAAACGGATCAATCTGCGTGTACGCATTTTCTCTATACGGAATCTTCCTAGTAATCCGCTCAGGTAGATTAATAACTTTGAAATATTCTTGGATAATGATCATCCGACCATCACCCTCACAAATATCACAAGTCTGGCGAGCCGTTTCAAAAAATCTTTTATGATAGTCAGTCTCAGTCGTCACCTCATATGATCCTACCCCACCGCATCTTTCACAGTTGACCACAGTGGCTTCTATAACGCTCTCGCACTTTAAGGTTTTTGGAATAGGTTGATCATACATTTTTAGATTATACTCTTGTTGTATAAAAAATCAACTATTTTTTAACCCGTACTAGATCAATGACATTTCCAGTTATATCTAACGTTGGGTGAAACTTGTAAGCCTTAGGATTCTCGTGATGGAACTGATGCCATCCTTCACCGAAACTATATAGTGCAAAAATTGGATCATCATGCGGTTTGCCACCTCGATGCGAATACGTTGCTGCCATCGTCATAGCAACATGGACAAGACCACAAGGGGCAAGCCATGCATAGATCAACGAGAAAGGATCAATCAGATATAAAATTGCTGCATATGCTGCTATGATATACCAATAATAATCTCTCTGAAAGGTATAAAATTTATCACGCAGTAGATGAATGTTATATTTAGGATGTATGCTGTTAGTGCATAAAGGAATCATAAAGATTGCTTTAAAGAAACCGTTCTTCTCAATGCTATGTGGATCAGCTAGGGTGTCCGCTTTTGCGTGATGTGCATTATGCTGTGCTACCCAATAAATTGCAGGAAATTTTAACATCAAACCGCCAATCGTCACGGTAACAATTTCTAACCATCGTGAGTATTTAAACATCCTATGAGAAGCGATACGATGATAGCCGATGTTACCACCGATCATTTGGTACACGAAATACATTATTAGACAAATAGCGATTTGCCAATACGTGGCATATATCACCATCGGAACGAACGCTAATAAAGAAATCCATCCTAAGATCGTAAAAAGATAAAGCATTTAATCTATCTCATGTTTCTTAAGCGTATTTAACAAAGTTTCTTTGTAACTTGCATCATCACAGTAATATACTACTATCTGATCCGTATGATTTATGTTTACTTTTTTTGGATAGGTGATACTAGGTACAAATTTTCTGCCGTGACGATTATAGTATTCTCCGTTTACTACAGTGTGAGTTCGTTCAGCAGAGTTATATCCGTTCAACAATTCTACAATCCGTGCGTTGTACTCATTGAAGGTAATCATCCCTGCTTTATATTGATATGCTCTCATGTATTTGAGTTGTTCCCAGCTATATCTTCCTACCCGTTGTGCACCGTTGTTTCTATGCTCGGTCAATACATATGTCCTAGAATATAAAAGACATACATTCTCATCTACATTCCATTTGCTAAACCCAGAACCAGATATTATCTGACCGTCTTTAATCTGAAGTAGATAACCGCCCTTATTTTCCTTGTCGTATATCTTGTCAACGTAGAGTTTATAGAGGAAAGATCCAGGAGACTTTTCCCAATCAAGTATAACCATGTTCTGTGCTGCAGGTGAAGGATCATTCTCTGCTGCCCTGCAGAATGGTTCTAGATAATCAAGTGAAACGCTACTATCAATCAACTGAAATGACATCAATTCCTCCAGATGTATCATATTCGGCTAAAGATTGTAATAGATTTTCAATGAACTCTTCACCGTCAATTGTTTCCATAAACTTTCGATAGTTACCCGGATCGTTAGCATCATATACGTAAATGTCATTGGCAGATAAACCTTTATAGACGATATCTTTAGTGTAATGTAAAAGTTTTATAGAAAGATGATATTCAGATAATCCAATAAATGCCTCGTCAAAACGAAAATAAGGTAGTGCTTTTTTGGATATGAGCAAAAATCTATTGTACGGTAATATACGATATAATTCTTCCCTCATCTTCAATAACGGTCTTATATTGCGAATAGTCTTTTTTGTGGTGAATTTTCGTTTGTAATCGTCAGTAGTAGACCATTCAAGGATAGACATTTGTTGATCTCCGACTAAAGCTTGCTCACCATATACTAATGTAAGCACATCACACGGGCTCTGATCTATAACCTTGTGTAAAGTTCCAATCGCATCTTTATTTAAGAAATCATCACCGTCTACGATAAACAAATAATCATAATCAGTTTTAGCAAAATAATCTAGTACTGAATTTTTTCCTTTAGCAGGAGTTCCGTTGGATTCAGTGACGACAAAAGTAACATCACTTGATTCAGCAATATACCTAGATTGTGGTATAAAATCTCTATCTAGTGTATTACAAACTACAACAACATCAGATGTCTGTTTTTTCACAGAATCAATGCACCGTTCAAGTTTATCCGGAAATCTATTAGTTAGTATGGCTACAAGAATTCTCATTTAAATATTTAGAGTATTTGGCATTGACCAGATTTTTAATACCAATCGCCTTCGTTACGCATTCTCCTGATAAAAGTCAGATAAGTGCTGCATATGCCATAGCAATGCAATTTTACGGTACTGAATAATCCTCTATCATCAATTTCTGGTAGGACGACTACGCTCGTATTGTTTATAGGTACGGTTCCGAAAGTCCATAGTTTACCGCTCGTAGTCGTTACATATGCGGGTGGATTAGCGTCATCATAGTAGAACCAGTTTGGATAGAGGTTTGCTGGTTGTGAGGAGAGGAACGTGACCATATCAGCGTTCCTAGCATTTATCCAAAATCTGCTACCTTGTATGAACTTGTCATCAATCGGGTATATCGGTTGATCATTTCCTGAATAAGTGGCGGAGCCTATTCTCCATGCGTCAATTGCTACAGAGAAACCATTGTTCAGGGCAGTCCTCAACTGAGCGGGGCTATTTGCTTGCTCATAGTCCTGACCATTAAAGATTCCTTGGTATGCGATTAATAACATACTGTATTTATCTTATAGACACACGGGTCCTGCAAAGCTGGATGGGCATTTATCGGTTTTACCAGCAGTTCACTGTGTAACACACTATATGCCGTCCCCGGATATATTCCATATAGTGCTGTCTATAAATTTGGAGCGGCATAAGGGAATCGAACCCTTCTAATCAGCTTGGAAGGCTGGAGCATTACCACTATGCTAATGCCGCAAAAAAATAGGGACTAAGGGTCCCTATTTTCTAGATTGGGTGCGGGAGCCGGATTCGCACCGGCGGTCTCTTGGTTATGAGCCAAGTGAGATGACTCTCTTCTCTATCCCGCGTTATATTACTTCTTTGCTGCCGGAGTTGGCGCCGCGTTAGATGCAGCGTTCGTGGCTGCGGCTTGGATTGATGCATGTACAACGCTGATTCCGAATGCGGCAAGCAGTGTGTATACAAATGCTGGAATAGAATATCCCAACGCTTGAAGGCCGGCTGCGACAGCGGTAAGTAATGCTACAAAGTATGGCTTGTTAGCATTGAAGAAGTTTATAATAGCTGACATTGATGTCTCCTTTGATGTCTAATAGATTAGAATCTACAAAGTTATTTATACGTCATCTACTACTTAAAACTAAATGTTGATTGCGTAACATTTATTTAGGCGCGGCTCATCAAAGCAGTTCCGCATTAACTTCTAGACACATGAGTCCTGCACAGCTGGATTAGCATTTATCGGTTTTACCAGCAGTTCATCATGTATAATACTATATGCCGTCCCCGGTATTTTTTCATATAGTATCGTCTAAAATTTTGGAGCGGATGAAGGGGGTCGAACCCTCGACATTCACGTTGGCAACGTGACGCTCTACCACTGAGCTATCCCATCATTAAGTAAACGTTTTTAGTGCCTTCAAATCATTGCCGATGTTATCTTCACTTTCAAAAATTGGTGGGTGCGGTCGGAGTTGAACCGACGACCACCTGATTAAAAGTCAGGGGCTCTTCCACTGAGCTACGCACCCTTAGAATTGGTAGGAGATACTGGACTCGAACCAGTGACCTTCCGGTTATCAGCCGAACGCTCTAAACCAACTGAGCTAATCTCCCATAATGTATCGGCAGTCACACATGCATTCTTTTAACCGATCCGCCCTATGTCATCAGGTGACTTCAATCGGTACCGACTTGTTTATCTGGAGCACTGGGTAGGAATCGAACCTACTACCCTTTCGGAACGGATTTGCAGTCCACCGCATTCCCAATCTGCCACCAGTGCGTTATTTTTTAGTATGCGAAGGAGTTAAATTTGCGTGGAAATTCGGTAACTTGTACTTTCAATCCATACACACGAGCGTCAGCAAGAGCTGCTGCTTTGGTCGAATAACGACCGAACGGGCTAGAGTTTGCAGTATAGAGAACCCAAACGGTCTTGCCCCACTCAATATCCTTGCTCAGATTGTAGATCGGCTTGTTCGTCATGAGAAGCGTCCCTTCGTTACATTCAATCTCTATGATTCAATATAGCAAATACGGATACAGATGTCAAACGTTTTTTTAATTATGTTACGGTAAATGTTGCGTAGGGAACCAGCATCCACTCGGGGTGCTTAAAATTCATATAAGTGATATAGATGTTCGCTACTATTGCAAATAGTACAAAACTCGCGCCCAAAATAACTGGTAAATTTGTCTTATTCATTTTTTCTCCTGTGTGTGAATGTCTATTTATATTTTCTTTTGTATTCTAGATGATGCCTCATCGCACCTGCACAACTAAATTGATCATTTTTCTTGAACGGGACTCCATTCAATGTGAATCTTTTTAGGACCCGATCGCCATTCCACCAACTACGCTCAGTCTTGATGTATCCGGTCTTTTCAAGACGATCCCTTAACTTAGCGTATTCAGGATGATCTGTCGTTGAGTAAGAGGTTCCTATGATAGGGCCATCTTTTATGATAGCCATAAATTCTTCTGGAGTTGGGTTGGCAGGATCCTTAGCACGATGATACTCTGTCACTACAGGGATGGATGTTATAAATTCTGGGTCTATTTCAAAGTTCATATCAACTCAATTACATCCTTAAAAAATTGATCCTGGGCTGTACGCACACTTATGCAATACCTGTCTTGGTTTCCGCCTATCATACGATGCGGGACACTGATATTGACTGCTGCACATTTACCATTCCATTTTTCTATTATGGTAAGATTTGTGTAATCGGTAAAGGCTTTGTAACTTCCAGCAGAAGAGTTGCTTTGCGTGTAATTACCTTCTATTGCAGGCCCGTCTACTTCACACCATTGCATCTCTCCGTCTCCTTCAACCACAAAGTTTAGAGCAGCGTCATAATATTCGCTGTCAATATGAATCAAAGAAGTGATTCCTGACTTCAATTTAAAAATTCTAGTAGTTTCACGCAGCTTAATCTGTCGTTGTGCAAAAAAATCTAGGCCTTCCGGCGTAAAGATATCTTCCACTTTTTGGTCAATCCAGAAATGAGGAGTTGTAATGTTTGAGTCAAACAATTCTTTGTAATTTATTTTTTGAATACCAAAATTCAAAAAATCTTCATCAAGTTCTTTGTAGTTGATCATAATATCCACTCAATGTTTGGCGGAGAGTGAGGGATTCGAACCCTCGGTACCCTTGAAGGGGTACAATGGTTTAGCAAACCAGCCCATTCGGCCACTCTGGCAACTCTCCTAAATTGTTTATGCGTATGGTTCGTGGTCTTCTATCCACTCAATCAACTCTTCGATCAATTCTTGGAACTCATTATAAATCTTGATCCAGCATCTATGAAGACGATGATACTCTCTAGCAAACTTATCTGCATCCCGGCGATTATTGAATTCAAAGGTATCAATCACAAGTTCTTCGCCGCCTCTATCAAGTACCCGTACGTAAAATTTTCCGCTCATATCTCAATTTCCTTTTTCCAAATACTTGTTTCCATATATTAGCAGTTTTATTCGTATATTTAGTTAGACTTGTCTGATTTAGTTTGACATTAAGCCAAGGAAGTCGATACGCAAATTCAAGTTCATCCCTGATACGTTCACTGTCGGTTGGATTTGCTTTTCCCATCTTTAACCAAGGAATCTCAGAAGTGCCGATCAAAGGTACACCTTGGCTGATCAAGTCAGCTCCTACGATATTGAATGTTTCACTGAAGTTACACTGCATACCGAGGTCCATACTAGCGCAGGTCCTGATGAATTCTTCTCTAGGGGCCCAAGTATGATGAATCAACCGGTGCCCGTGTTCATATAGATGACTAAACATACTTTCAAGGTTGCGAAGAACAGGTTGACCATTCATCTCAATCCTATTAGAGTTAACATGAAATCTTAACTTTTTTCCGATACTCTCTGCGAATTCAACAGCAGCAATTGCTTGCAATAGATGATTCTTGAGAGGTCGTACTGCACCAAAGCAACTGATGTCAATAGTAGGTTTAGTTTTATTTATAATTTTAGTATTTTTATAATGTTGAGGATAGTAATTAGGAAGATAGATTACTTTTTTATTAACATCTTTGTCAGTCCAACTGTGCATTGATTTTAAATAAGCACGGATTTCTCTTAGCATCCTAGGCGAATTGATTGCGATAATCATATTACGTATTCTAGAATACTCTCCTATCCAATCCATTGCCATACCTTCACCTGCCATGAATGGAATCTCGCTATGTAGCCTAAGAATCCAAGTTACAGTGGGATGTAATTTTTGTAGTATCTCAAACTTTTGAGGTACTACCCAAAGTGCTTCAATAATAACATGTGTTGGTCGGTGTTGTGTAACCACCCTGTCAATAGAATTGTTATCTACGACAACTTCTAGGTTGGATTTTATCCCTGCATCATTCAGCATTTGATTTACAAATGATGCAGAATTATATAATCCTGTGCTTAATCCTATGTGTCTACTGTCTACATCGCTATTATAATCATCTTTACGTTTTAGCACAAATAGTACTTTAGACATAAATTCTCCTGTATGTGTGTAATGAAGGGGTCATACCTTTCAACACTATTTATCATTTTTTGTATTATTGGAGCGGATAGAGGGAATCGAACCCTCCTCCTAGCCTTGGCAAGGCCACGTAATAACCACTATACGATACCCGCATTAATATTGGCGGAAGCGGTAGGATTTGAACCCACGGAACGCTCATCACGTTCGTCCGCTTTCAAGGCGGATGCCATAAACCAGACTCGACCACGCTTCCATATAGATATTTAATTTTTGTTTTGTTGCGTTTAAAAAAATGGTGGGGCATCCTGGAATCGAACCAGGCATGTCTAAGACGGCAGGTTTACAGCCTGCGGCATCACCTTGATGCTTCTGCCCCGTTATTATGGTGGGGGCGGCCGGACTCGAACCGGCACGCCATAAGCAACAGATTTTCTTACCACTATAGTTTTCACTACCTTCGCAGTTTGTGGTCTGGACTATACCTTCACCATCACTGATGCTTTAGGTGCTCGCCGTCTAGTCTCTACACGTTCAAAAGTATTTCTACTTAGGCTTCGCTCGGTATTGCCATTTTACAGGTTTCACCGAATTTGACGAGTTCTACTCTAAGGGTTTCCCCAAAGGCACTCAAATTATCTATAAGTCTGCTGTGTCTACCATTTCACCACGCCCCCGATACAATCTCTCAACGATGTCAAAGAATAGTTGATCTCTCAACTGTCCTTATCTTACGATATCTTGAATTGAATGTCAAGCGGTATTTTTACAAAATGGCACCGGTGAAGGGAGTCGAACCCTGGCCCTCAGTTTTGGAGACTGATGTGCTACCGTAACACTTCACCGATATTTAAAGTTATTTTTTCAATCCGAAGGCAACACTGATGCCTATCTCAAATCTACCAAATAATCCGGACGGTTCTTGGTTCCATCCTGCGTCTAATTGAACATTTTGATATTTAGGTAATACATAAGAGACGTAGAATGCAGCCCTTGCTTTGGTATCATAATATATTGATGGCATGATAGTCCAGCTGGAGTCAGGAGTAAATGCGTACTCTGTAACATATGTCCTAGAATTTCTATACAGGATAACATCTCCTCCTAGATAGAAATATTTGTTTATAACATACTTTGCTGGTATCTCAGCATAAAGTCCTTTATTGTCATCATAGGCTAATTTACCTGACGCTTCAAATATGTCGTTTGATATAACTGCATACTTTGCACCAAAACTAGTGCTGTCTTTTAATAATTCAATATTATTACCAGTTCCTAATCTATATTCATATCCGTCTGTTCCTATCTCAGTTTGAAAGGTATTTATAGGAATTACCTCTGGATCTACCCCCACGCCTGGACGGTCTGAATTGATTTGTTGATCCTGTGCATATGAAACGCTGGATAACATAATACAAGAAAGAACAAGCACAAATAAATTTTTATGTAATAACTTCATTAAACAAACCTCGTTACAAGATAGTATATTTATATCTAACCTGCACAAAAATATATCTAAAATGTCCTCTTATTTTTTCACTAAATGCCAGGGATTTTCTACAAATCTCAAACTAATAGATAATCGCCATTCATCACTCTCGTTTTTTGGGCTATGTAATTTTGTGATATCAAATAGCATAGGTTTTATTAATTTAGCCTCATCTATTTTGACGCAGGATGTTGCGGGGAACCAATGGTAGTCCGGCAGATGAGATTGTGTAGTAGCAACAACATTAGGTAGACTTGAACTTTCCCAAAACAATGTCGATGATTTCTCGCAATTTGTTAGCGGAATATTTAATGCTAATGTAGAATTTTCAATCATCGGAACATCAAAATGGATTTGTTTATCACCGATTCCAGATAGGTTAGGTGGTGCTTGTATCAAAACAGATTGAAAAAGATTAATACCTAAAAAATGCGTGATTCCTATATCAATCAGTTGAAAGAAAAATCTTCCGTTTTTATTTACTTGATGAAGATTTTTTAAGTATAACTCTTGTAGCCAAATGATTTCTTCTTCAGGTATATCAACATATTGCCATACAAAATCTTTCATTTTGCGCTCCATCTTAAAATAAAATTGATGTCAAGTCCTATTTAATTAATCTTCAAACTCAACAGGAACAGGCAGGTCAATCAGGTCGTGTTCACGATCAAGATACTTCATATCAATGTGAACTGGATCCATCTCTTTAAGCGACTCTACCACATCATATGGATCTAACGGACCGCAGGTATAGACATCTAATTGCACTGTTGCAGGACTAGTCTCGTCCCAGATATGCATCACAACATGACTTGTCTCAATGATGGTGACAGCGGTTAACCCACGATTGCCCTCCATCTCACTATAAACAGCATAAGGTCCCATCAGAATCTTCATACCGATACGGTCAATCAACGCTGGCATCCATGTCTTAGATACCGTTTCCGGACACATAATAGGTTCGTTTACTTCTGCACGGACGATAAGATGTTTGTGAAATAAAGCCAATGTAGTACCTTTCTGTAAGAGATTATATTTATGCTAATATACGATGTTTTATGAAAAATGGTACCCGAGGACGGGATTGAACCGCCGACACTCTGGATGTAAACCAGATGCTCTACCGCTGCGCTACTCGGGCATTAAATTACTTCGTCAATCGGGTATTGCCGTAATGAACGATCTTACCTTGATGTTGGGTACTGTCAATCTTGCGCCAGGGATCAATCACGACCGACCTAATTGGGAATAGCAG